CCGTTCCTATGCTAAGAACCGAAGCATTCCCTAATCCATCTGTAATTACCTTTTCACTTGCACCTATAACATCATTATCTGTTGTCTTTAACAGACCATCATAGGTATCTTTAATCTTAGTATTTGTAAGTGTAGCCATAGTATTTTAGGGTTCTGAATCCCAATATCCAATTTTGTTGTTAATCTGTTTTATTGCCTCTTCTACGCTTGTAGCTGTAATGTTAGTGCCAGTCGGATTGAAAGCAACTAAGCTTCCCAGCATTTCTGTTTGCATAGCATCCCAAGTAGATCCGTTGTAACGATACAACCCCTTAATCTTTCTGTTGATGCCTATAATTCCAGTAGTAGTCTTAACCAAGTAAATATCACCCGTTCTTAGCTTCTCTACATTAGCTAACTCTGCATAGGTATCTACTGTACCATCTACCACATCGTCTATAAGGTAGATGCTACCCCAACCAATATTATTTCTTTGATAGCTCGGCATTGTCTACTTTTGGTTTAGTTTGCTCTTCCTTTTTGAGGAAGGCAAACAGCTTTCTAATATTCTCCTCTTTAGGTTTGTATTTTCTGATCTTATCCAAGATACCAGCTATGAAAGTTAACATCCTTATCCGGTTGCATATCTTCTGTATTAACTGTAGTATACTCCGGGTATAGTTGACTATTGCTATCCATATAGTCCATAAAGCGTCTTGTATAGAACTCAGCAGTCTCGGCAGCTCTATTGATAAGCATATTTAATTCACTCTCGCTGATCGTATCTGCATTCTCACTTCTGTGTTTATAGACTCCGCCATTGCCGATTTGATAAGCGGCAAATGGCAAGTAATTACTTTGAGTAAACCAAATAAGCATCGGCTTAAGGTAAGTATCTAAGAGTAGCTTATAATCAGCATTACCGGCATCCGTAATAGTACCATCCAATATTAAAGTCTGTAGCTTCTTGTAAAGTGTACCACCTAAGTAATTCTGAATGTGTGTGTCCTGGGCAACCTCAACAAATTGCACAATCTTATCCGGATCAACATTACCGCTGATAATGGATTTCTGTTTAATATCCTGTATGGTTACAAATAACGCTTTCTGTGCCATAATTATTTACTTGTTGGGTAAGCTCCTCGATTCGGCATATCCACTGGTCTTACCGGTAATTGCTCAGGGTTATTAGGTGCTGTGTAGCCCTCTGATAACGCTTCATCTTCGCTTACTTGTTGTTTCTTCTTATATACTCTCTTCTCCCAATAGTGGTGGCAGTTCTTACCACCCTTGAACTTAGCTAAAGAGTAGTTTCTTCCTTTATGCCCTAACTCGTTATTGACTCCTCTGAAGGACATCTGATTAATGTCCTCAATACGGAATACAATATCCTTATCTGTTAAAGCTTCCATCTTAGTACAGAACTCTCTGCTATTAGGAGACTTTCTAACGGGCATATAAGCATATCTGACCTTATACCCTTTATTGTCCTGAGAACTGCTCTTAGAAGGCTTCGCATCGTCTCTCTTGACCTCTGCAAGTTCTACCTTCTCAGTAGACACTAATTCCCAATCATCAGAGATTACTTCTCCGAACTCTTCCAATTGCTCGAAGATGTCTTCAAACTCCTCGTCTGACAAGTCTGACAGCTCTTCTTGCACTTTGGACAACTTCTCACCGGTTTCTTCTTCTCGTTTAACCTTAGTCTCGATGTTGTCAAGTTCTGTAAATTCAATTGGCTGTAGTGTTACGAAGTATAAGTTAAGATAGATTTTATTGAAGGCGAGAATCTCTTCTAAGCCTTCAATGATTTGCTGTTGGAACGGACGAATAACCATATTGTCCATAATGATAGATGCCGTTCTAAGCTCTTCTGCATTGTTACCGAATCCAGTATTGTCCTTAATACCTAATAGGATAGGTGAAACAATACGGTGGCCCAACATTATCTTCTCTCTCGACTCATCAGCCAAGAACTGATACTGCGCGTGTGCGTCAGGCAAGTGAATTGGATCAACAGTCGCTTGATCCTCAGATGACTCGTTGAACGTAAGTATGAACTTACCTGCATTCGAGCTTCCGCTAAATTTATCATATATCTTTCTTTCGATTAACTCTTGAGTCTCTTCGTTAGGTACTCCGTTGTTGAAGTTAACGAGTAACGAAGGCTGTAAGCCATTTTGGATATTATTGATGTGGTAGTTTGCCACCTCCTCTTCCAGGTCGCAGTACTGAAGACATCCGTTATAATCAACAGGAGCATAGTAATAAAATCCGGGCTTGTAAGGCTTAAATATATATAGTTCGATAAGGTCACCTTTACCCCCATTGCCAAACGTAGGAATACGCTTAGGCTTGTCTGAAGGTTTAATTTCTGACCATTTCGGGTAATAGTAGTAAGCTTTAACTTTACCATCAGTAGCTTTTTCTGCTCTTAGGGTTTCCATTGGGAAGTGTACTACCTTAGTGATAGCAGACTTGTCTTTATTGTAGATAAGCTGTACTACCTAAATAGTTTTCTATTAGGCCTTCGAAATAATCTCCTCCGCCTTCACCATTAAGATATAACACCCAATCTTTGTGCTGTTGCTCAACCACTTCCGGTGATTGGTAGCCACTAAGATTAACTACCTTAATACTATCCTTATAGTGCTTAGGTGTCTGTGGCGTGCTTACTAATTTAACTCTGTTCTTCATATTATAAAACTATGTACTCGTCATTACCATCATCATACTCATCATAATTATCCGGTAAGGTGAATACGTCTTTCTTACTTGTTTCCTCTGTGATATAAACTAAATCTCTGTAGTAAATATCAGATGCTGACTTAATGGTCAGTGTGTATATCTGTCCTTCTTTTAGTGTAACCGAAGGGCTAACGGTCAACTCTATAAAGTTACCGTTAGCTGACTCAGCCCAAGTGAAACTAATGCTGTCGTCACTAATACCGGTACCATTCTCTACAAACGTAATGCTTGCTGCATTTAAATCAGCAGCAACATACGAAGAAGGAATTATGCTGAACGTCTGTGACGTTTCTATTGGTCTTAATCTTATCACAATAGGATAACTAAAGAGGTGCTTTTTTGTTTTTATTGTATACAAAAAAAGAGGCCTTACGGGGCCTCTTTCTCTATTAAAGACTGATTATCCTTAAGAAGGATCAGCAATAGTTCCGGTAGCGATGTTAGCAGGAGTAAGTTCCATAGCTGAGAAGCTTAGTGTATAACCTGAAAGGTCACCCATAGCTGCACCAGTTACAATAGTTCCTCCGGTAACGTCTGCTCCGTGTTCTCTTCCTACTAAGAAGAAGTTTCCGTTATAGTCCTCTACAACGATTCTTGGACGACCAAAAGAAAGTAGTTTAATCTGATAGTTGTCCTCTTTGCTTAGTTTAGGCAAAGTAAGTTCCAATACTTGCTCGAAAGCTACTGTTCCGTTCTCACGAGAAGCTTGGATGTTTGTTGTTAAAGAAGAAGTTCCCTTCAATTCATACTTGTAGTTAGTAAGATCCCAAACACCGTCAAAAGCAACGGTATCTTCAGAACCTGACGTTTCTACAAGTGGAATAGACGCAGAAGAGCTGTAATTGATGAAGTAAACATTTTTTAATCCACCAACTGAGTCTCTACAAGGGAGCGTTCTTCCAGCTGAAATGTCACAAGCCATAATTTTTATTAGATATTAAAAAAGGGTAGGTAGGCACTTTTCAGGCTTACCTACCCCTTTTAGATTAAACATTTATTCTTATGCTAAAGTTAGCAATGCAAGGTCAGAACCAATTCCGTACTGAACACCTGAAGTGAATCGCATAATAACGCGTACGTTTTGTGATCCATCAAGGTCTCCCATATCGATAACTTTTACCTCATTGTGGTCAGCTAATAGTCCTGTACCGAAGTATAGGTTAGAAGCCTCACCAGCAACAATGTGGTCAGAAGGCATACCTGGAGTAAGTTGTACTTTGATTCCTTCGAAAGAAAGTGCATTTCCATTGTTATACCATAGTGATCCTTGAGCGTTAACCCCAGCAGCACCTTGTCCACCTGAAGCAAATCCACCTAATGCACGAACATAAGATTGGAAAGCGATTGTTGGAACATAGATAGTTAAATCTTCTTTACCATAAACAGCAGAAGGAAGTGCATCAACAACATTACCTAATAAAGTAACGATGTTAGAAGATGTGAATGAAGTCTCAGCTCCATTAGCAGCATCGTTTACATCTCCGTCAGCAGCCATAAGAGTAGTGAATCCGTCAAACTCACCAGCAGTAGCGTTTACTCCACCCCAGATGTTTTGCTCAGTCTTCTCTGCAACTTTTCCTGCAACGTGTGCAATTAAGAAGTCAGCGAAGTTTGGAGGGAGCTGATCGAATGTCGAGATACCCATCTGTACGGCCTCCCAATCAGAACGGAAGTCTTTTTTACAAAGCTCTACGTTCACTTGGAATTCTTCCGGCTGAAGGATTCTTTCTGTTAATGTTACTGAACCTGTGTCAGCGAAATCACATCCAGCATTAGCAATAAGATCAGCAGTAGATACTTTCTTAATTACTTCTTTAAACTTGATGTTTGGTTTGATGCTAATTGCACCATCAGACAGGGTTTTCCCTGAAAGTAACGCGGCAGAAATGTACTGATTTGCAAACTGCCCTGCGTATGTGGTCGTAATACTTGTAGTAGTGGCCATTTTAAATATTGATTTTTATTTGTTAAACATTTTAGCGTACACATTATCCATTGTGCCGCGTGGTCTTCTTGATGCAAAAG